CTAAACTTCTCTGCGTTGTAGGTCAGAGGATGGATAGCGTTAGGGATAACCTTGATTCTATCCAGAGAGATGTTGAATTCCTCTGCTGTCCACAGCTTGTGCCACATACTCGGCACGATGATGTAGGCAATCCTGTCGATGACCGACTGGTGTCCCAGCACCTTTTCTACATAGTCAGGATTGAACTGTGACTTAGTATTATGAAGCCAGAGGATAACTGGTCTTCCATCCTTGATGATGCCCTCAGCGTCAGGAGTGACGCCAGGGGCTATCATACAAAGGTACTTATCCATATTGACCATATGGGGAAGGACTAACTTCTCCCAGGTCCTAGCCATATATTCAGTTCCGCCATAGACTTCCTTGGCGTAGTTGAATGGCATTTCCATAGTGTCCCCTTGCTATGTTTAGGCTACAGAAAATGTAACTGTATCAGTAGTTCCGGCTCCGGTGATATTTGAGATTTTATTGGTTCCGGATGTTGTGGTTGATTGAGTTACACCACCAGTAAATGTTGCAGTAAATGTAGATGGATAGCGAAGAATTATACGACCCGAACCCCCATTGCCACCAGTATTGTTGGTGCCACCTCCACCACCACCACCATTTCCGCTATTTGCAGTTCCGTTAGAACCTGAGGAAGAACCAAAACCAAGTCGCATTCCTGCGCCACCGGCTGAATAAGTTACAGAACTTCCACTAATATCACTAGAAACCCCACTGCCGCCAGATGCACTGCCGCCAACTATTCCGGTATCACCAACAGAGCCAGCGCCTCCGCCTCCCCCGCCGCCTCCACCGCCACCACCATCGTTAGCACTGTTTCCTCCAGCATAGCCTTGCTCGGTGTTTGTTGTTCCAAAAATCAAATCGGCTGCAGAACCGCCTGCTTCATTGTTTGCGTTTCCGGAAGCACCACCTCCGCCTCCTCCAGAATTGCCAGGTCTTGTAAGGGAAGAACCTCCACCGCCACCATAAATAGCTCTTACAAAACTAGAGAAAATAGAATAATTTCCATCGCTTCCTTTAGCTCCGGTACTATTTGAACCATTTCCCCCAGCGCCAACAGTAAGTTGATATGCTGTTCCGAGCTTCAAAGTTATTGCAGATTCAAGAGATTGTCCGCCACCATTTGTTCCAACAGTCGCACGAACACCACCAGCGCCTCCACCGCCACCTGCGGTAAAACCACCTCCGCCTCCCCCAGCAACTACAAGGTAGTCAACATCAAGAGACGTCGGCGGAGCGGCAGCAGCTGGCTTTTTGCCATATGAACTAACATCTTCGTTAGGTCTAGTTCTAGCACCAAATCGTGACATTATTATCCTTAGTTGTCGATGCGGTTGACGTATCCTGATACGTTGATAACGTTAGCAGTAGCAGCAAAAGCTCTAACTACCGCTCCATTTTGAAGAACAAGTCCTGGAATTACAAGTGTAAGTCCACCCTCACCCGTAATGGTAGACTCAATTTCATCATCTGGAGATGTTGTTCCACCAAACTGAACAGTAAGTTTTACGTTAGCTGTAGAACTATTAGTAGCATAAAGCCAAACTTCATCAAAGTCAGTAGTTCCGCTGACGGAAGTGTGAACAGTTGTAGCAGCAGTCGTAGAGGTAATCTTGATTGCTCTACCGTCTGTAGAACCAGATAGTTTTTGTTTTGTATAGTTTGCCATTGTTATCCTTTACGAGTAAATCTGCTGGGAAACGATTGATTGAACTGAATCAGCAGAGGAATCAACTGCTGTTGCAACGTAAGCTTCAGTTGCTACGCTAGTAGCATCAGTAGCTAGGTCTGCTAAGTCACGGGCTTTACTCATCTACTACCTCTTTCCAGGATACGGTTTCTTCGTCCCAGAGATAAAACTTGCCGTCAGTTGGGTACGCAACAGGTGCTTCCCACAGGCAAGAGTCTTCATTGAGCAGCCAAGACTCATAAGGCTTTGGTGGGATGAAAGCATCCCGCACTGAGTCATAGGTAAAACCGATGCCAGCATAGTTTTTACGGAATGGAGTGCCACCGTTGGTGTGTACGCCACCAACTGTGTTGTAGGAAGTACGCTTGGCTCCGTAGTAGACTTCCCAATCAGAGATGCCGTCGACTACTTCGTGCTCGTCCTTACCTACGAATACTCCTTGAACTACATTATTTTCATCAAGATATGCGTAGTGTGCCATTGTCTTCCTTCCTTATGCTGACCAGGTAACCGTGTCGGTTGTACCCGCTGCTGTAATAGTTGATACTTTGAATCCGCCTGAAGAGGTGGTTGCAGATGTAACTCCACCTGAAAAGGTAGCAGTAATAGCATCTGAGTATTTTAGAATAACAATTCCAGAACCACCATTACCACCATTGAATGTAGCGGTTCCTGCTCCTCCTCCGCCACCACCAGTGTTCACGGTTCCATTATTTGCATTGCCAGTTAGAACACCAGCACCGCCACCACCTGCTCCGCCAGCACCAGCAATAGGGGCAGTTCCTTCACCACCGCCACCTCCACCGCCTGCACGGGTTACAGAAGAACCAGTAATGGATGATGCGGTACCATCTCCACCAGCACCAGCTGTTTTGGTAACATAATTTCTGTTGCCACCTACAGCGCCGGCGCCACCTCCGCCACCGCCAAGGTATTCGGAACCAGTGCTATTTCTACCTCCGGTACCACCATTGTTTCCCTGACCGGCAGTTGCAGTTCCACCATTGATTGTAGAGTCTGTAACGTTAGTAGAGCCACCACCGCCGCCAGAACCACCATTCAATCCGGTTTGACCATTGTAAGCTCCGCCACCACCACCTCCGTCAGAGGTTATGGTATTGAAAACAGAATTACCACCAGTAGAGCCGCGTGTACTTAGCCCAACTCCGCCATTACCACCGCTGCCAACCGTAACTGTATAAGCGACGCCCAAACTTAGTGATACGCTTGTTGCAGTTCTGTAACCGCCACCGCCGCCACCGCCTCCGGCACCGTTGCTAGAACCGCCCCCACCGCCCCCAGCAACTACAAGATAATCAACGAATAATGGTGGTGGAACATATGCTGTATTACCAGCAAGCATACTTCCATAATTAGTTCTACCTTTTATAGAAGAAGCACGAAGTTTGTAAACTGGAGACATTAGGAAATCTCCACTCCCGAAATGTGAAAGTTTACGCCGGTAGCAGACGCACTACCTGCAATAGTAGCAGCAGGGCTAGTTGGTGGAATAACCTGCTTCATATCAATAACCGTGGTGTCATAAGCACTAACAGTTACCGATGTAGCAGAAGTAACCCCAGCAATAGTAAGACTAAAGTTTGCTGTCGAAGCAGTCGTATTAGCAACCAAAATACTTGTAATAATTGTAGTCGTTGTAGTATTTGGTTGGGTATATAGGGTGGTGCTCGATGTCGATGCTGCTACTCGAGCCAGCACCTTGGATGTTACAGGCATTTGTCGCTGTATCCTTTCTTATTGGGCTTGCATAATGGTAAGGATTTGATTGTCCTGTACCGTTGCTGTTGTTGCGTATGACGATAAATCAATAGATGCCCAACCAAGACCAGATGCCGTGGTAGAGCTAACTGTCAGGTACTGACCGGTTGTTCCGAGTGCTACTCGAGCAGGAGTATCTGCAGCGCTAGCAGAAATAATGTCACCCTTAGCCTCTAGTAGGTCAATGTCAAGGGCTGTGGTTAGGTCAAAAGCTGTGAAGGTGATAATCTCAAGAATATCGTTAGCAGCCAATGCTGGGCTAAGAGATGCAATAGAGGTTCCGTTGGTAGCCGTATAGTCGGTTCCACGAACCAACAAGACACCATTGAGGTAGACCTGCTCCTTGCCAACAATATAGCTAAGGGTTAGACCATTGTCGTCTGGACCTGACTCAGAGGTTTCTCCTCCAGCAGCGGTGTACTTATAACGATAAATTTCAGCTGTCGAAGAGATGCTACCCCAAGCAGAACCTGACCAAACATACATCTGGTTGAGACCAGTGTTCCAATATAGAGCACCGGTAAGAAGTGGGTTGCCATCATTATCTACAGTTGGAGGCGAAGCCTTTGCTCCAAGATATCGGTCATCAAATGAATCGTAAGCGGATTCAGCGAGGGTTGCGGAAGTGCTAGCAGCAATAGCGGATACCGAAGCAGATGCAGCAGATGTGCTTGCATTAGCAGCGGAGGTACTTGCTGCAGCAGCTGAAGTAGATGCTGAGGCTTGAGATGTGCTGGCAGCAGCAGCCGAGGCAGCAACCGCAGAGACCGAAGCATCAGCAGAAGTCGCACTCACCGAAGCATTTGCAGCAGAAGTAGAAGCTGCAGCAGCCGATGCTGACGCACTCGCTGCTGAGGTTGAAGCGTTGATTGCGCTGGTATTTGCAGCAGCAGCGCTGGTCGATGCAGCAGCGACATTTGCTACAGCAGTAGATGCAGCGATAGCCGATGTGTTAGCAGCAGCAGCGGAAGCGCTTGCGCTTGCTGCAGAAGTCGAAGCTGCTATGGCAGATGTATTAGCGGCAGCAGCAGATGTGGTAGCCGAAGCAGCACTTGCTGCGACAGCAGCCACTGAGGCATCAGCCGATGTAGCGCTAACGGAGGCCTGCGCTGCGGAGGTACTTGCTGCGATAGCAGAGGTGTTGGCTGCAGCAACAGATGTAGAAGCAGCGATAGCGCTTGTATTGGCTGCAGCAGCACTTGTAGAGGCAGCAGAGGCGCTAGCAGAGGCACTGGCTGCGCTGGTGCTAGCAGCAATCGCTGAGGTATTAGCAGCAGCTGCAGAGGTAGAAGCAGCGGTAGCAGAGCCAAGGATAGAATCTACATAGTCCTTTGGGGTAGCCGAGGACGAAACCATACCCGCTGACGAGAGACCCGTGATGACTGGTGAGCCAGAGATAGTCGGACTGGTAAGGGTCTTGTTGGTCAAGGTCTGCGTAGCAGAATCTAGGATGACTGTACCTGTTGCGTTGGGCAGGGTAATGGTGCGGTCAGCCGTAGGGTCAACAACGGTTAGCGTTGTCTCAAAGTCATCTGAGGTAGAACCCTCAAAGACAATGCTTGCACCAGCAGAAGGTGTGCCAGTAAATGTAGGATTAGAGATGGTAGGAGAAGTGATGGTCTTGTTGGTTAGAGTCTGGGTCTTTGCAGTACCTACGACATCACCCTCGCCAGCAGCAATGCCGTGTAGGGTTACGGCAGTACCGCTACCATCGTTGTATGATGCACTGGCATTAGCGTGGAGATTGGCGTCCCGATAGTCACGACCAATCGCCATATGTCTTACGACAGCACCGGCAGAGTGAGATTGCGCTCCTGCTACAGTGTCTATTGAACGAACGATAGTAAAGGTATTTGTGGAAACTTGAGTTACATCAACAATTTCTTCGACTGCCGTATCTGGGTCGATGACTACGGTAAACGTAGCGCTGGTCGATATTGATGATGCGTCAACACCACCGAGGAGGGCTGAACCAGATACCACCGTCATAGAGGTGGCTCCCGAGGTGATTGGACCCGTCAGCGTTGTTTGCTGTGAGCGTGAAGAATATCTGCGTAGTGTCATTCAGTTTCCTATCGGTTGAAGCGAATGCGGGGAGGATATTGACCCTGGAAAGCAGAAACTTCTTCCCTGAGTCGTTGTTGGAATAATGCGTATACTTGTCGGACTGCCGTGTTAGCGGAACCGAATGGTCGACGTGCGTCAATCTCATCTGCTTGTGGAGAGATTTGAGAAGCACGAGCTGGGTCAAGATAGGTAAGGAGTCGATAAGCTGCACCCAAGATGATGACATCCTTGACCGTTTCAGGATATCCTGTTTGTGTGGTAAGCTGTTGATTGTCAGCAGTGAATGATGTAGGCTGCGTAACGTACATAATCTTTACAGTACGTCCAGGAGTAATTGGTTCATAAATAGTAATCGTCTGTGAGCCTGTTCCCCAAGTTGCTGTCTCAGCCAATGGGTCGAAGTCGTATCGCCCGACACGAATCCACTCCTGGCTAGGGCCAGTATCTTGCCACATTACGGTCAAAATGCTCTCAATGTTGAGGGCTCCCAGGTCGTACGTGTTGACGGCTGCATTCCAGGTAAAGGTTGTCTGCTTCACAACCATAAGCTGAGTGCCAATAGCACGGATGGTGTCGTTGATGGCCTTCTTGATGGAGTGGCGAGGGAAGATGGGGGAGATGGTTACCTTGGCATCGACGGCGTGGGTGGTCGCAGTAGTGCCCAGATACCCTCTGCCGTAAGGCGCAATGGTTGCCGTATTGGAAATCCTGTCGAAGGAGTTGACCCACATAAGCTCCTCGCCGACCTCGATGATTCCTTTGCCTACGTTCTCGGTGGAACCGAGGCTTAGGATGGTTGGAGAGGCGCTAGGAGAAGTTAGGGCCGTTACTGCTGCCGTCAGGTATGTGGAGCGGTCCTGCTGGTAGGTATACCCCGAGAGGTTGATAGTAACCTCATCAATCATTTCAGCAAGGGTTGTCACAGGTTGATACTCCTTAGGGCGTCAGTTGGGGATAGGCCAGTCGTACCAGCCAGTTCATTGCAGATTCCGCCTAGAGCCTTGTAGTCTTTTGGCTGGCGGTTAGCATCTGCCTTCTTATTGAGGGCACCAATGAGAGCAAGGTTGGTAGTTCCAGCATAAACATTGGCTGCCTTTGTGGGAGCCAGGTATGCCGAAATAGCCGGATACGTCCCACCATTGGCAAGCCTATTGAGCTCGCTAGTAAAAGAACTTCCTGCTGTGCCCGTTGCCATTACTTGCCCTTCTTCCTTGCTACTGCTGCATTATCAATCAGATTTGGATACGGACGTCCCGCAGCCTTTGCACGTCGCTTGGCAGCAGCCTTCTGTGCAGAGGTCAGTTTTGTAGATGTACGCTTCGGATTCTTCTTGTCCCAAAATGCTTTGCCCTTCTTCTTCACCATTTCACCTTATCTGCCCAATAGGCTGCGCTCATCTTGCCTTTGGCGATGTTCTTTGAATGACGAGCTTTGAAGCTCTTGCGCTTCATCTTCATACGCTCAGACTCCCCAGCCTTGGGAGCACCGGCAGTCTTAGCGCCTTGTTCACCAAATCGGATGGTCTTGATTTGGCTCCCCACCTTCGCCACAACGATGTGTGACTTCTTTGGGTGGTTCGGTGTGCGCTTCGGCTTATTGAATCCGGAAACTCCGGCTCTCTCAAGGCGAGGGTCTTTTTTCTTCACTTACTTCTTCCCCTTTTTCTTTCTTGCCATACCTGCTTGGCTCAAAGCAATAGCTATTGCTTGCTTGCGGTTCTTGACGACCTTAGCCTTCTTTGGACCCTTTGGGTCCTTTCCAGCGTGAAGAGTGCCAGCCTTGAACTCGCGCATTACTTTTGCGACTTTCTTGTTGGCTGCTGCTTTCTTCATTAGTCCATCATCCCATCAGGCCATACGCCGTATTGGTCTGCAATCTTTTGGCGAAGCTTGTTGATGTCCTTGACTTTTCCACTTTCCATTCTCTTACGGAAAGCTTCTTCAGCCCTGCGAGCCATCTCAATCTGCTTTGCCTTATTGGCGTCAGAGCGAGATTCTTTCATCACTCCAACGCGAGTTGAACGCATCATTACTACTTAGCCATCCGCTTTGCGACAGCCTTCTTAGCGACTGCCTTCTTTGCCATCTTCTTTGCTGCAGCCTTCTTAGCCATAGCCTTGCCCTTAGCCGTGTAAGGGAACTTCTTTGCGCCTACCATTGGCATATCTATACTCCCAGTTCTTTCATTACCTCTGCTGATTTTTTATTGATGTGCTTTGCCGGAGGCATCTTTTGAGCATCGTATGCTCTGCCCAATGTCTCTGACGCTTTTACTGCTTCTTCGATTTTCCTCATTGAGGTACCAGCTGGCTGGATACCCTGCTCTCTGGCCTCCTTATAGGCCTCAAGCTCCCGGTTGAACTTCTTGTTAGGCATCACTCGACGACTATCAGCGTCACCGGCATTCATACTGAGGGTTAGTCCCTTGCATCCAAAGCATCCCTCTACGTACTCAGGATGGGCTTCCCAATGCTTCATAGTGCTGTAAAGTTCTCCTCTGTTACACCTACGCCACCAGCGATTAGTGCTGCCTTTGTGGTGTCGTCCACCGTGTATTCATATCCACCTCGATATACCTGTGGATAGTTGGGAAGAATCTCATCAAGCGGATAACGAACTTGTTCGTATTGACCAGTCGTAGGATTCATTACGATGGTGATTCCTCGGGCTAGTCGATAGAACTCAAATAGCCTTTGGACACCTGTAAAACCCTCATCGACTGTTGGTGTTACAAATTTCCATTCAGCCATATCAGTCCCTTTCTAATGAACTTACCAGTAGGCTAGGTTGCCCTAGCCCACCAGTCAATCAACTAGAGAGCAGCGATTGAGGAACCAGAGGTAATGCGGAAGAGTGCCTCGTCGCGGTAGACTGCGAAGCCGAGAACGCCGTACCAGCCCATTGGGCGGAAGCGCATCAACTTATCAGTTACGTTACCGATAACGACGTGTGGCTCTTCAGCAACAGCTTCTGCCATTGCCTGAGCACCGCATACGATGGTGTTGAAGACACGGGTAACAGGAGTTACCGTGACGATTGCAGTTGTTGCTTGAACAGCAGCGGTGTTAGCAACATCAACGGTGAAGATGACGTTGTTTCCGGAAGTAGCAATCGAAGTAATCTTCGCGCCAGTTCCCATACCGGTTGCATCAATCTTGTCGCCAACCTCAGCGCGAGTTGCAACGACAGCCGAAGAAGCAACACCAACGGTGAAGCCTCCGGAAGTACCAGCAACGGTTACAGCGGTTGTAGCAAGAGGAGTCTGGTCTGCACCAGTCTTTGCGTTGTAGAGACGTGGGGACTCAACAAAGAATGCACCTTCGTAGTCGCCAATCTCGCCAGCCCAGATGTTGTTGACGGCTGGGTTGCTCTGTGCGTGGACGAAGTTCCATCCGAGGTTGCCGGACTCTGCGCGGAGGTCGTGTGAAACTTCTGGGTGGATTCCAGCCCAGTAGTACGAACCACGGCGAGCCTTAGCCTTGTTGGCACGGAGCTTTGCAACTGCACGACGGATGTCTGCAGAGTCAATGGTGTCAGCAGCATCGACATTGGAAACAGCAGTTGCGTTTCCTGCGAAGATGTTGTTGGAACCTGTGCGAAGAGTGTTCATCGCTACTGTGTCGATAGAATCAGCGAGGTTGTAAGCAATGATGTTTGCAATCGCTGGGTCGACATCTGCGAGCGAGAAGAGCTCGAGTGCACGAGTTACGAGAACTGCGTTACCGAACTCAGAAAGAGTAATGGTGA